TCGGTTTCATCGGTCAACTGGCGCAGGCCAAGCCGGAAGCGCTGGACAAACTCGACGTGGATCAGGCCATCGACGCATTCGCCGAAATGTCCGGCGTGTCGCCAACCGTCATCGTTCCTCAGGAGCAGGTGCAGGGCATCCGCGAAGAGCGCGCCAAGCAGCAGCAGGCCGCGATGGCTATGCAGATGGGCCAGGCCGCAGCGCAGGGCGCCAAGACACTCAGCGAGACGCAGACCGCCGATCCAAGCCTCCTGACCGCTATCGCTAACGCATCAGGAGCGCCGCAGCAATGATGGATATCGATGAAGAAGAACTGAGAGTTCAGAAC